TGTATCGACAAGTCCAAGTGGTACGAGCGCTTCGCGTACGTCCAGAACGATGACTCTTACTTTGACATGGACGACCGCCGCGAGCTCTCGCGCTCCACGTTCAACGCGCTGTACCGTCACGTTAGTTGCCACAGCATCCACAACAACCGCCGCATCGAGGCGTCCGTTTGCTTTGACGAGAACCGCCAAGCGATGGGTGCTCGGGCGCTGGTCGGCGTCACGTTCGCAGCGGGCGAGTCCATCCTTGTCAGCCGCAACGGCCTCGTGTATGGCAACCGATGGCGCGACGCGCGCCCTGCCGTCACGGGTGGCGATGTATCCATGTGGCTACAGCACGCCGAGCGGATGATCCCCGACGAGGCCGAGCGTGAGCACGTCTTTGACGTGATGGCATACAAGCGCCAGCACGCCAACCAAAAGATCAACCACGCCGTGCTGCACGCGGGCAAGCCCGGCAGCGGCAAGGATACGCTCTGGGCACCGTTTCTTTGGTCTATCGGCGGCAACCAACGCGTCAACGTCACGACGGTGCGCAACGAAGAGCTCAACTCGCAGTGGGGCTACGCGCTCGAATCCGAGGTCATCGTGATTAACGAGCTGCGCCAAGCCGAGGCCAAAGATCGCCGAGCGCTGGAGAACAGCCTAAAGCCCATCATTGCTGCGCCGCCTGAGCTGCTCACGGTCAACCGCAAGGGCTTGCACCCGTACGAGGCGCTTAACCGTGTGCTCGTCGTGTCGTTCTCCAACGAACGCGCCGCGATCAGCCTCCCGTCAGATGACCGGCGCTGGTTCGTCGTGTGGTCGGACGCAGACCGCCTGCCGCCTTTTGACGCGCAGGCGCTCTGGCACTGGTATCACAACGGCGGCTTCGAGGCCGTCGCTGCGTGGCTCGATGCGCGTGACGTGTCCAAGTTCAACCCAGGCGCCGCGCCGCCGATGACCGAGGCCAAGGCCATTATGATCGAGTCGGCCATGAGCACGGCCGAGTCATTCCTAGTTGAGATGATTCGCCAGCGGCAGGGTGACTTCTCGCGCGGCGTGATCGCCTCGCCGTTCTATCAGATCTGCGACCGCTTGCAGGGTATGGCACCGTCCGGCGTCAAGGTCGTGCCCGCTGCGCTCATGCACGCGCTACGGGATGCGGGCTGGGTGGACGTTGGTCGGTTGCACTCGAAAGAGTACCCGACCAAAAAGCACATATTCGCTCACCCGCAGTTTGCGAACCTTTCCAAGTCGGAGCTGCGCCGGATGGCCGAAGGTGCAGAACCCGCGCTGTCAGTTGTCGGAGAATAGCCACTCAATCAGAATGGCGCCGAGAGTAATGCAAAGTAATGCAGTCACGTTTATTGGCCTTTAGTTGATCCATACGAGCGGCGATGACCGCGCGGTGAGTGGGCGCCTTATACCGTCGCCCCTCGCCGCGCCGCGCATCCTTGCGCGCGACGTCGATCCATCGACAGATGCGGCGGCTCCACCATTCAGTCGTCGTTAGCTTCGGCACGCTTGCGCCCCGCTTCTAGCGCCTTGCGAGCGATGGTGTGCGCGTCGTCGGCGTTGTCTCGCCCCATGTTGGCGATGGTGTGGAGCGCCAGCTCGTAATGGCAGAGCGTGTGCACCGTGTTGACGTAGTTGCGTACGATGGTGTCGAGTTCAGCCTTGGGGATGTCCATTACTGCTCCAGCTCCTCTATCAGCCGATTGATGAACCACTGAGCCTTGCGGTAGTCTTCTAGCGCCTCGCCCTTATGCCCTGCGCGGGAGAGGTACTTGAGCGCCGATAGGCGCAAGTAGCCCGTGAACTCCGCGCGGCTGCTCTTAGCCCTCATGTAGTCAATGGCCTCAATCCCGCCGACCTTGTAGTGCTCGGGGTTGACCGCATCGCCCGTGGTCGGTTCGGTGGCCGGTTGCGCGGGCGCGTACGGGTGCAGCGCGGAGGGCTGCCGGTACATCGTCTCCGCATCGTCAGGCCGTCCGAGGTCACGCGCGAAGGCCTCCACCTCGTCCCACGATAGGCGCGTCACGGCCGCGCCCCTTTGCCCTTGCCCGCGCCCTTGCTGCGCTTGCCCTTCGCCTTGATGCCCTTGGCCTTGACGGGCGCACCGAGCTTGCGCGGCTTGCGGCGCTTGGGCGCATGGCTTGGGTGCAGCAAGTGGCGCTCGCCGAGCTCGTCACGGGCGGCTTCTTGCCGCTCGCGTAGGCGGCGCGTTAGGTCTTTGAACTGATGGTCTGGCACGGTATCAGCCGCGCCTATGAACAGCGCAGGGTCATCGTCGCCGTTCCACCAAGCTTTAAGCCGTCGAAGTATGCCACTGAGTGTCATAGCCATGGGTCGTGTTCCTCACGTTGGGTTGGTATCAGATCGGGCAGCCATTGGTCGGGTGTGCGGTTGTCGTAGCCCGTGCCGTCGCATACGAGGCAGTCGAACGCCCCCAGGTCATCATCTGGCGGTATCAATGGATCGTAGCCGCTCCCGTTGCAGGTAGGGCAGCGGGGGCGGCTACGCAGGGCGCTGCGCGAGGGCGCGTGCGCCGTCACGCTGGCAGCTCCACGGCCTCGCAAGGCTGGCCGTTAGCGATGGCCTCGGCTTGTGCCTTAGCGAACGCCGTGGCGTCCTGCGGCAGCGTGACCGGCCGCGCCACGCCTGTATAGCGCCCGTCGGCGTCGCGTTCTAGCAGCATGTAGCGCCCCTCGTAGTCCGCCCCGCCCGCCGTGTACCGGATCACATAGTTAGGCTTGCTCATTGCAGTGCCTCCCACGCGGTAGCCTTGCGGTCAGTTACCTTGAAATTGCCGACAGGTCGTCGAGTGAGCACGCTCGATGCTGGCCATGCGAGCACGACCGTCTCGGCGTCATACCGCCAACAGCCCTCCTCGGTGCGTCCGTTGTCGAGGTAGTAGAACGCGCGGCGCATGGCCGCCAGGTTGCCCGCCGTCGTGCCTAGCGCGGCCGCATCGAGCGGCAGCGTGCACGCGTCGGTGGTGAGCACGGTGCGACCTTTCATCGGTGCGGCCATGGGGCTTGTGGCGAATATGCCCGCATGGGCGGTCGTGGTGAGTGTCGCCACGGCAAGCGCGGCGAGGGTTGCAGGTTTCATGGTGTCAGTTTCCTTTGGTTGTTTACGGGTTTAAATTTCATCGGCAAGGTCTAGCGGGTCGCCTGTGCCTACCTCGTCCACTTCCCAATCAAGGGTGGAGCAGGCAACGTGCCCCGCGTTGACGATCTGCAAGGCGACCTCGGCGGCCTCGTCAGGGTCACGCGCACCGACCGAGACCACCTCGCGCACGGTGGCGTATAGCACCACATCGTAGTACTTCACGGCGCACCCCCTGTGGCTTTGGCGATGGCTGCGCGGACGATAGCAAGCGGCGACTCGGGGTCAATGTTGGCTGTTTGGTCATTTGACCAGATGCGGTCAACCATTTGCAGAGCGGCGAGCAAGTCGGGAGCGGCGGCGATGAGTCGAGCATTTGCCTCACCCATAGGCGACGGGTTGCAAATGATATCGCCGGGTTGACCGTCATTATTTTTCACGATAGCGCGGTAACCGACAGCGGCGCCGGGAACGTCTACGATGATAGCCCATGGGCCAGGTGTGTGTTGAGCGCTCATGCGGCCACCTGCTCGGCGTTGACGGTGACAACCGTAGACCACGCGTCGCCACGGATGACCGGCGACCAGTAATAATCACGGTCAAAACAACCTCCGGCAAAGTCACCAGCCCAGCCTAATTTGGCAATGAGTTGCCGCGCGGCTTCGGCGTGGTTTTCGTCTAGGTTGAGCGCGTGATCGTATGGCACATAGATGCGGCCGGCTTCGCATTGGGCGCTGAATCGTGAGCCCTTAGAATTGCTCGGGCCGTGATAACGGGTTCGGATGGCTTGCATGGCGAATTATCCTTTAGGTTAGTTTATTGAACGTGATTATCTTACAGAGTGTGATCAGTCGCCGCAAGCGTTAGCGATGGCCGCGCCAATCGCAGCGGCGATCCCCGCGACGGTGACGGCCAGTTGCGCGGACTCATGGACGAAAAATGCGCCGATGAGTAGCGGGTAGCCGATCAGCATCAGGATAGTGGAATAGCGGTAAGTCATGGCGTGTTGTCTCCGGTTAAGAGGTGGGCGCTTACGCGCCCACCAAGTTTTCAGCGTACGCGGCGGCCTGATCAACATCTTTAAAGATGCGTGAGGGTTGCACGCGCTCGTCACTATCAAGATCGTCCAAGTGGACAATGAAGCGGCCATCCATGCGTTGATGAACAGAGGCCATCATCGAAGTATTGTGGTTAATGAAGTTAATGATTTGCATCTGTGTTGTCTCCGGTTAGATGGTGGCGGCGAGCGCTTCAAGTTCGGCGGTCAGTTGGCGGCGTGCGTCAAAATCAGGGATGGCGGTCATTTCGCTAATCGTGTCGTTATAGTCATATGCGGTCATGACGTCGCGTTGCGTAAGGTCACACGGTGCGGCGGTCGCATAAGTAATGCCGCGGTCAATATCAACAAAGAACACGCGGCCGCAATCCAGTTGCGTGGCGGCGATGCGTTGACCTTTATCGGTGTATCCGCGTCCGGTGTTGAATGCGATTTTGTTTGACATATGTTTCTCCGTGGCGTCCGGTGCGCGTTGTTTTGGCCGGAGTGCTCATTCTCTATAGGCGCAAAATCTTGTCAAGTATTTTCTTACAGTAGCGTTCACTCTGCGGACATTGGGTAATGGTTGGGTAACGGTTGGGTAGTGGTTTTGGGGTCAAATTGCCCACCGCAAGTGCCTAGAAAATACGAGGGAAAGTTGCGTGTTGGGTCATTTGGGTAATGGAATAATGAGACGTTATAGAATCGAGATATTATGTTAAATGGCTGTATGGTGTAGCGCTCGCCGTGGGCCGCCGCCGACTTTGTTGGGTATGCCCAAATTGCCCAAATGACCCAACGCCCCCCAGTTTTGGGCACTTTGGGCAATCGAAAACAAATAGCCCAAATTGCCCAACGCCACGCGGCCGCATGGCTCAAAACCGACTTGCTTGGGCATTGCCCAAATTGCCCAACGGCTCGCATGGCTGGTTGCGATCGGCTGGCAGCCCGCCACGCCGACTAGCTGCAATGTTATAACGTTGCGTGCTCGGAGCATGGGGGGGGAGGGCCAGGAGGCGACAGGTCACTGTTACGGTGGGGTCACAAGAAATTTTTTTTTTTTTTATTTTTTAACTAACACCCCCCTATCCTTTATTAACGTCTTGCACTACTAAAGGATTGTTTGATAGCCTTTCGTTGCGGTGTCTGACCAGGTGCGCTGGTAGCGACCGGGAGGAAGCTGAAGGCACAATCGTGCTGCATACCTAAGGCAATCCGCCCCGGCACACAGGCTCGACGGATGTTCGAGATCGCGGCCTCCCGGCAGGGGATCCTGCACACCGCTTGTCATTTCCTTACGCGCACGGTACTGTTGACGCATGTTCAAGTCGCTCCCGTTTGAGCCTCGCCAGATCAAGGCGACCGAAGCACGCCTTCAGGCGATTTATGACGCCGCCGCGCTCGGGCTGAAGGGTGATAGTCTTGCTCTGGCAGCGGGGATGCTGCCGTCAGAATATCGACAGCTATGCCAACTAGACCCCCTAGCGGCAATGGCGGAGGCCAAGGGTCGTGCGGATAGTGAATCTGAGGCCGCGAACCAACTGCGTCTTGCGGCTCGCAATGGCGATACAAAGGCTTCTCTTGCCATACTCCAGCACGTGCATGGCTGGGTCGCCAAGCAGCAGGTGCAGGTGGACATCCAGCAGCAGATTAGCATCACAGCGGCGCTGCAAGAGGCGAACGCTCGCGTTATCGAGGGCCGAGTTCTGTCGGATACACCGGCTGCACTAGCGCACCAGCCGACCGCAACGTTAAAGTACGAACAGGAGGTTCCCGCTTATGCCGCCGGAGACTAAAAAGCCGTTCAAGCCAGATTTAACCTTTGCCGACAAACTGGTTAAGGCAGGCCTTGAACTGTATGGCAGAAACGTCAATCGAGAAAACTTGCCGCTGCATAAGCGCATCTTCCTTGAATCTGTCGTAGACGCTCGCAAAGACCCGATTACGGAATCTTCTATGAAGGAACCAGAGCGCCAAGCGCTTATGTCCGTTATTCGTGGCAAATACAAATCAATTGAGCCGTCGCTAACTCAATACGAACAATATCTTGCTAAAAGTCTAGAAAAGCACAGAAATGCTGTTGCTAAAAAAGATAAAGACAAGATGATGTATCCAGAGTTTGCTGATTTGTACAAAAAGGATTTAGACGCTATCCGGCAGTACAAGAAAGGCGTTATTACTCAAGACTTCATCAACCTGACTTCTGGTGGTTTGATTCCTTATCCGCGCCTTGTTGGCCTAACCGACTCTAAGGTTGGCCTGACGTTTCGTATTAAGCCGGTGATCGGGTACGAAGATTACCCCATTCAGAAAAAGGATGAACGCAACGTATTTACAAACCTTATGCCAGAAGCGCTTGAGCAGACGTTTGGACGTATTGCCTATGGCGTTGACCCCAAGACCAAGCAATTGGTTCTTAAAGAGGATTACGACTTTAATCCTTTGCCGCCAGGTCAAACGCAAACAACAACAACAGAAGGCCAACTTGCGATGACACCGGAATTTGGTGGCGGCCCGCTGTATAAAGCGGTTCGTTTGTACGCAGGAAAGGTTTTGCCGCCGGGTCAAGGTAGGCCGTTAAACGTCCGCCTTAACCAACTTGCGCCTGTTTCGCAAAACGCTCTGATTCGTTAATGCAACTACCGATCTATAGCGCCGAGGACGAGCAGCGCCTCATGGCGCAACTGTGGACGCCCGCCATCAAGGACGACCCGGAGGCATTCGTGCTGTTCGCGTTCCCGTGGGGGCAGAAGGACACGCCGCTGGAGCACTTCCACGGGCCGCGCAAGTGGCAGCGCAAGGTGCTGCGGGAGCTAGCCGAGCACATCGCCAAGAACAAGACGGCCTCTGCGTATGAGGTCATGCGCATGGCGACGGCCTCCGGTCGTGGTATCGGCAAGTCGGCCCTCGTCAGTTGGCTCATCCTGTGGATGCTAACGACACGCATCGGCTCAACGACCATCGTGTCGGCTAACAGCGAGGCGCAGCTGCGGTCGGTCACCTGGGCCGAGGTCACCAAGTGGCTGGCGCTGCTGATCAACAGCCATTGGTTTGAGGTGTCCGCCACACGCGTCATGCCGGCCAAGTGGCTCGCGGAGCTAGTGGAACGAGACCTGAAGAAAGGTACGCGCTACTGGTCGGTCGAGGGGCGGCTGTGGAGTGAGGAGAACCCGGACGCGTACGCGGGCGTGCACAATCACGATGGCGTAATGGTGATCTTCGACGAGGCGTCGGGTATACCCGATGCGATCTGGTCGGTGACGGCGGGGTTCTTCACGGAGAACACACCGAACCGCTTCTGGTGTGCGTTCAGCAACCCACGACGCAATGAGGGGTACTTCTATGAGTGCTTCAACGGCAAACGAGCCTTCTGGCAAACACAGAACATCGACGCGCGGCAAGTTGAAGATACGGACAAAGCCGTCTACGAGCAGATCATCGCCGAGTACGGCGCCGACAGCACCCAAGCGCGAGTGGAGGTGTACGGAGAGTTTCCTTCGGACGGTGACGACCAGTTCATTAGTCCGCGAATTGTGGAGGAGGCTATGGGTCGGCCACGGTACAAGGACGAGAGCGCGCCACGCGTTATCGGAGTCGATCCAGCGCGAGGCGGAGCTGACAGTACGGTCATCGTTGTTCGACAAGGACGAGATATTGTCGCGATTAAACGCTACCAAGGCGAAGACACGATGGAGACGGTCGGACGCGTCATCGACGCGATAGAAGAGTACCAACCGGCGCTCACGGTCATCGACGAGGGTGGACTCGGCTACGGCGTACTTGACCGGCTGAAAGAGCAGCGGTATAAGGTTCGTGGGGTAAACTTTGGCTGGAAGTCGAAGAACCCGGCGATGTATCAGAACAAACGCTCCGAGATGTGGGGCGACATGCGCGAGTGGCTCAAGACGGCTGCTCTGCCGCAGGATCGGGCGCTCAAGTCCGACATCTGTGGCCCGCATCAGAAGTTCAACTCGGCCGGGGCGATCTTGCTAGAGAGCAAGAAGGATATGAAAGCTAGAGGGTTGGCCTCACCCGATGCGGCGGACGCACTCGCAGTGACGTTCGCGTATCCGGTCGCAGGACGGGAGTATCGGGAGAAGCCGCGCACGCTACGCATGTCGCAGGGCAACGCGGTGACAAACAGTTGGATGGGTGCCTAATGGCTAAAAAGAGGAAGTAATCATGGTATACGGCCCTGTTGGCGTCTCTCGACGCGCTACTATCGGCGACATGTTGGCTCAACCGTCTGGCGCACCGGCTAAACAGCCTCGGATGCCCATGCCGCGCAAGCGTGTGGCGCAGGACATCGTACGTACAACGGCGGATTTTCGTCCCTCGCCGATGCCGATGCGCAACCGAGGGAGAATGGCCTAATGCCCTTAGTCAAGTCTGCATCTAAGTCGGCGTTCCGACGGAACGTCAAGGCCGAAATCAAGGCCGGCAAGCCGCAAAAGCAAGCCGTGGCCATCGCGTATTCGGTCAAGCGAAAGGCGCAAGGTAAAAAGAGCAAGTAATGGCTAAAGATCCCACTGGAATCATCGGTGCAGGCTACGTAGCGAACTCGCCTACGTCGCGGGGCAATCGCAAGAAAGACCCTGCGGACGTTCTGGCGCAAGCACGCGACCGGATGCAGATGGCCCTCTCGGCGTACAGCGACAGCCGTGAGGATGAGCTGGACGACCTGCGCTTCATGGCAGGTAGCCCTGACAACCAGTGGCAGTGGCCGCAAGACGTGCTCGCCACACGC